TTGCAACGTACCACTGGACACTTAGCTAGTGTCCGTGTTTCGCAGCGGTAGTTTAACCGCAGGTACGTAATTTACTGGGGAGTGCTTGATCAGCATTTTGGATGCGAACCTTACCCCTTATACTGGACACTTAGCTAGCGTCCGTCCCGGTAAAGGACCCGTCGGCTAATCACCGACGGAGTATACAATGAAACAAAAGAACCCATCTAGCTTACCACCTCGACAGCGTTTTAGGACGCGCGCCGAGTCCCCGGGTAAAATCGGGAGTACGGAACTCCGTATGTGGAAAACGTCATCTGGCGAAACTCGTGCTTACAGCAGTCATGGACCGTGGTATAAGCCGAGCAAGACCGATATGACAGATGTGGTGACACCTGGCTACGCGCAACGCGTGGCCGCTGGCGGAATTGTGAATAACGCCATGAGCAAGGTGTCGGTCCTTTACGGGACCTCCTTCGGAACGGGAATGTCACTGACAAAACCGGGTTACGACTTATCCTGGGAATCAACGGGCGATATCTTCGCTCATATTGGTTTTCCGGAGCCGCCGTTTCTCGACAAGATCAGTCACGACAACCTAGTACGTCTAGCTCAAACCTCTGCGCTTGCGGGTGTTGCAAGACCCGAGCTCCAAAGCTTGGTCGCCTTGGGGGAATTAAACAAAACCCTCACGATGATTCTGTCTCCCTTACGGGGACTGCAAAAGGTCTTGGCAAAAGCTGCCTCTGACTATCAACGCGATCTCGCTGTGTACGGCAACCGTCTCAATAGAATCATGAAGACGAAAGGCCACACACGCCGGGCGAAAGCCCTTGGAGAGTTCAAGCGGTACGTTAAGGATGTTAAGAAGCCTGATTCACGTGGCTTAGCCCAACGCCTGGAGTTCATCCCAGACATGGTGCTTTGTTACAATTTGGGGTGGAAACCCCTGATGATGGATTTGAAAGCTCTCCTTAGTACGATCCCAGAGAAAGAAATGCATGAGCGCCGTACGAGCCGGGGTAAAGCCTCTGACTCATACTCATACTCTCTCCCAAAGACGGGTTTGGGTTTCGGTGAACAAGGGGTGGTCGAGTGGACCGACACCATTACGGAAATTGTAACTGTCCGTGCTGGTGTTCTTTACCAATCGAGCCTAAAGCCTCAGGACGACTTCGGCCTGCGCGCAAGCGACATGCCAGGTTCCGCCTGGGAGCTTATCCCTTTCTCGTTTTTAATGGACTACGTGTTAAATGTGGGCGACTACATTGAGGCCTTAATGGCCCCAGCACGTGCAAACATGCTCGCTTCCTTCACAGTGACCAGCGCCGAAGTAATACTCAAGCGCGAAGTCAAGGGAATTGTAGCTTCTGCTCCGTGGGTTGCTGTGAAGCAACCAACTGGAAGTATGACGTGCACGCGTAAGCTCGTGTATCGTGACGTTAGCGGATTCACCGCAAACATCGCGCACAAGGCGACCTACGATTGGGCTAACCGCCCTCGCGCCCAGCTGCAAAATGTTCTTAGCTTACTAACAAACCTCCTTTCCGGTATAAATAACCATAAGTATCGGTAGCGAGAACTAACCTGGAGTATCAAACATGGCAATGCCAGTCATCAACTCAAAAACATTCGTCTACGACTCTGCACCGAGCGCTGACAGCGCGAAGTACACTGGGGCTCTTCACACGGCATCTTCCCGTGATGTTATCACGGTCCGCCGCGTGGCGCCCAAATCGTCTAAGAATGACGCCGGTGTCTCACGTGCGTATCACAAGCGCACGATTACTGAGATCATCAATGGTGTTCCCCGTGACCTGGTCGCGGAGACCTCCTACTCCATCCCTGTCGGTGCTAGTAATGCAAACATCGACGCCTTGCGCGTGGACAACGCGTCCTTCGCCCTGTCGACCGCCGGTGAGTCGCTAGTAGAAGCTGCAAAGCTCAACTACTAGAACCATCGTGTCGCAAGGTGTTAAACGCGGTACGGCTTGGCTGACGGCACTCGCCGTCGTAGCCACCGTAGTCTCACGGCTATACCTCGATCAGATCGAGGGAGTCGGCAGCGCCGGCTCAAATGGAGAAAAAGATGAAACATCTCAGACTCGACTCGCAGGCAGTACACGTTGCTGCTGTGAGAGCCTACTTGTTGCACCACTGCCAGGATCTCTTCTTTGCAAAAACCGCTCTGGGCGCACTTCGTGCCCGGAATTGGAAGAAGCTCGTTGAGGTTGCCGGAGATGTTGACTTCGCGTTGAAGTCGAACGGCACCTGGATGCGGGGCTCTACAGATGTATCAGAGCCTTTCACAGCCGACGTTCACCGTCGTTGTGCGCAGTTCTCAGCAATGCTAACCAAGTACCCTTATACGCCAAAGCAAATCCCGGGTCTTGACCCGGATGCTGCGGCAGTGGAGGGTTTCCTCAAAGACGAGCGCCGTAACAGGAGAATTAACACAATCCTGCGCGGCTACCGTACTAGAGGCTTGGTTCGCCATCCTGCACATGTGCAGATGAGGGAATGGATCACTAGGGTTATGGGTCATAAGCCCGACTTAGATTATATCCTTTCGCATTGCGATTACAGTGGAGGGGCCAGCATAAACGTACATGGTAAGGCCACCCACCTAGGAAACAAGGTGGAGAATCCCATATCCATAACGCCCGCTGCGCTCGAGTACTTCACACTGGCAGTTCTGAAAAACGAACAGTTACTTCTGCACTACTCAGCTGAGGCCAACAGCCCACGCTCGGAAGCAGACAGGGAAAGTGGAACAGAGAGTATCGTGTGCTTGCTTGATTATACGCAGCTGCACGAATTCTTGTCCCTGAAGTGTGACGTCCAACAATATGATTTACTTAGCTGTGTGCCTAAGAAGTACGATCGTTCTAGGACGATCGGCACCCCTCAAACCGCAAACACATTCCTGCAAAAAGGTACTGACGTTTTTATGCGCCGGAACCTCAAAGATCGGGCAAACCTCGATCTCTCAAGGCAGGATGTGAACCAGTTTATGGCCCGTGAGGGCGCTGACTGCGCAAGCATACCCTACGTCACATTAGACGTGGAATCAGCTAGCAACTCAGTACTGGTCGAAGTCGTGCGGTGCCTTTACAGCGATGAATGGTTCTCCTTTCTAAACTGTTTAAGGAGCCCAGGCTGCATTCTACCCAATGGCGAGAGCCACCGGTACGAATTGTTTGTCAGCATGGGCAACGGGTTTTGCTTTCCACTCGAAACGTCGATTTTTGCCGCTGCGTGTGTCGCTGCCTGTAAACAAGCAGGCGCGCCCGTGGACTTTAGGGTCTACGGAGACGACATCATCGTACGCCAGGATGTTGCACTCGTGTTAAACGAGATCCTGAAGTCGCTCGGATTCCGGTTGAATCTCGCTAAGAGTTTCATCCATGGGCCGTTTCGCGAATCGTGTGGGGCCAATTGGCACGGAGGGCAGGATGTTACTCCTGCGTATTGGCGCCATGCCATCACATCCCGACGTGAATTGCATGCAATTCACAATGCACATAAAGACCACCCTGAAGTACAGGCGGTCCTTAGGGGTTTCGACCCCGAGATGGTCTGTTGTGTTCCGGATACAAAGCAATACGATTGGGTAACCGATCAAGCTTTCCGGGTCACGCAGGACCTGTGCATGGGACATGGGGCGGTGTGGAGGAGGGATACACAGTCCTTCCGATATCGGTTGCTTGTTTCCTCTACTGTGAGGGACGAGTCCTTGCCAGACGATGTTGTCTGGAACCGATTGCGTCATATCAGCGCTCTTCGAGGCAGTACTTACGAAGAGGCGTTCCTCTTAAGGAGGTCTACCAGACAGCGAGTAGTGCACCCTGATAAAAAGCGACCCGAGTGTAAACTCGAGATGCCTAATGAAAGGGCCCGCATTAAAGCTGTTTGGAAGTCTGAAGCAGAAGCATGCCTATATCCCGAGAGGGACTGGCGTGTGAGCACGACCCACCCTTGGGTGGAAAGTGCACTGCAACAGACGCTGACTGACTTACGGCGCGAGCATTGCGTGAGCAACTCGCATTGGGCCCCCAGTAGTTGACTGGGGGTGTTACAGTGCTTTCGGGTTAATCCCTAAGGCACCAAGGACTTGAGGTCGGAGTAACAACCGAGGTAACGGGATGCGCAGAGC